TAACTATGCCTATTGAAATGTTAAAAGATTTTGAGGTTGTAAAAAATGATTAAAAAAATAAAGAAAAAGTATCAGACTATGTGTATAGAGATGATACAAGATACCAAATACCCCAGTATTATAGAGGTATATAAGGATAGTAAATTTATAGGTTTATTCTGTATGAGTAATTTGCCTAAAATTATGGAATCTCTAAAGGAGGTTAAAAAATGAAAAAAATAGAAGCAAAAATTAATGTAGGGGATTATGTAAGAATATATAGGATGAATTTTGGAAGCTCGTATATAGGAAGAAAAGGGCGAGTAACTTCTATAGGGAAGGGAGTAATACCTATACACATAACACTAGAAGGCGATAACCACGAAACAGATTTCGCAAAAAATGAAGTTATAGTTTGTTGCCATTTTTGTGGGGCTAAAAAATGATTAAATGTCAAACAAAATACTGCAGAAACCCAAGTAATATCACTTACTTGGGTAAAGAGTTGTGTAATACCTGCTGGGGAAAGTTATGTAATGACGAGATGAATAAAGAAATAGCGGCAAATCATGTAGAATATTTTGCAGACTTAGAAGCAGAAAAAATATATGGAGGGAGATAAAGATGTTGAGGCTGTTGAATAGGTAAAATGCTATCTAGTGAGGAACTATACTCAATTTTTTTGGGGGTCGAAAAAAAAGATCCAAAAAAATTGGATAAATGGCAACAAGAAGTATTAGATATTGAGGGAGATGTAACTATACGAGCTGGGAGGCAAGTAGGCAAGAGTACCATTATTTCTAAGAGAGCAGCCAAATTTAGCCTGCTGTACGCCAATACGGTCAGGCTAATACTTGCCCCAGCTCAACGCCAAAGCGGTCAGTTGTTCCAAAAGACTAGATTGGAGTTAATGAGAGTCCATGATGAAATGCTAGAGAGAGCAGGAGGATATAAGGAAGACCCAAGAGCCTCAAGAATTGCAAATTTAATGATGAAGAGAGAATGGGAGCTAAAACATGGATTATTTACTAAAACTCCAACTATGACAGAAATGCACTTGATTGGCAATAGAAAAATATACGCCCTCCCTGCTGGCAAGACGGGAGTCTATCTAAGAAGCTACACGATAGACTTTTTGGATGTTGATGAAGCTGCTTATGTACCCGAAATGGTATGGACTTCCATAATTCCTATGCTTGCAGTACCAAAGAAACTTAGAGGACTCGGCTGGCAGACGCTTCTATCTACGCCCTTTGGAAAAGCAGGATATTTTTATGAATCCTTCCATGACAACAATTTCAAACAATTCCATATATCAAGCGAAAAGTGCCCAAGAATAACTAAAAGTTTTTTGGATAAAGAAAGGAGCAGACTCAGCAAAATAGAATACGCTCAAGAATGGCTGGGAGAATTTATAGATGAATTTAACCAATTTTTTCCGACTAAATTAATCCAGGACTCTATGACCTTTATAGAATGGGACAATAAACTAGACAGAAGAAAAGATACATTTCTAGGAGTTGATATAGCACGATACGGAACAGATGAAAATGCTTTTGTCCTGGCAGAGATGGACAACCAAAAAAAAGTAAGGATAATTAAATGCATGACCACCGAAAGAAGAAGTTTAACGCAGACAACCCAAGAAATACTAAGAATGTTTGACTCATACGGACTAAACAGAATTATAATAGATGACGCAGGAATAGGAGCTGGAGTCTTTGATATGTTAGTTGATAGATTAGGGAGGAGAAAAGTTATCGCTATGAACAACGCAAAGAAATCAGAAGAAGAAGATGCCAGAACGGGAAGAGTATTAAAAGAGGACTTATATAGTAACGCCCTAATTTTAATGGAAAAAAAACAGATAGATATAATTGCAAGCCTAAAGCTGCAAAAAAGTTTAAAATGCATGACTTTTGAATATACTGATAATAAGAATTTGAAAATCTATGGAAAATACTCGCACTTAGCAGAAGCATTCGTAAGAGCCTGCTGGTGCGTAAAAGCGAAAAGTTTAAATTTATATATAGTTTAAAACGAAGAATGGCAAAGGAATTAGATGATAATGAAGAGGATGAAGGAGAAGAAGAAGATACTCTTGAGGCGGAATAATGGCTGATACGGGAATATTTGCAACAACCGCAGAAGTAGAGAGAAAATGCGGAGCGAATGTAAGCTCAACCTCAAAAGCTGAAGCATACATCAATGATTACATGACGCAGGCAGAAAGCCTAATAAACGCAGTAACACGCTTTAATTGGAGCGATGCGTATAGCGGTCTAAATGCAGACACGAAAGGACTATTAAAAGAAGTAGCAACCAATTTGGCAGCAATCTACGCAATTTCGTATGATATGTCTGGATTCACTTCTAGGACAGAAGCAGAGAACATGATAAATATATTAAGAGATGCGGCACTAAGAGGACTATCGCTATTAAGAGACCAAAAGGTAAAAACATTTGTAGATGACGCATAAGGTACTAAATGGCATTTGAACATGACTATAACAAATACCCCGAACTCACAAACAAGCAGATAGAAGAATATGGCTTTACATCGCCTCACGCCCAATTAGTTGAAGATTTTATTGCAGAAGTCGTAAAAGTGATTGATGGAGACACTATTTCTATAAAGACCGCCCTCAGAGATTTTGTATTTCCATTAAGGCTCTTGGACATTAACGCTCCCGAAATGAACGAAGGCGGAGAAGTCGCAAGAGCCTGGCTTCTGCAAAGAATATTAAATAAAAAAGTAGAGATTTTAATAAATAAAGACAACAGGATAGACAAGTATGGAAGATTACTCGGTTATGTTTTTCATGGCGGAATGGATGTAGGAGAAGAAGAACTAAGGCTTGGCTTAGTAACTACATTCGAAAACAGAAAGGAGGGAAAGCTCCCAAATCTAGACAAAGAGCTATCAATTAAAAAATGGCTTTAGATTTATTCAAAAGACCATTTATAGTCGATGATGACACAGGAACACAAATCAGCGATTGGAAAGCATTAATACAAAATGGAACCTTTATACATCAATTTGATAATGGAGAAGATGAAGAAAAAACCCTTTATACAGTACCTTCGGGAAAGAAATTATACATATATGGGTTATTTATTGGAGCTCAAAACAACGATACAATTTCAAACATCCCAACATGCGATTTTATGATAAATGATGTGGCGATATTATCAGCAAATACAGGAAAACTAACTGGAGGGCACGAATATAATACATTAGGACTCGGCACTCCCATCCTGGTTGATGCTGGAGGAACCATTAAAATTGATGGAAATAGAGAAAATACTTATTTTCGTGGGGCTTTTGTAGGCTATTTAATATGAAAATAATTAAAACAAAATTAAAAGAAGAAAAAATTGCGGCATACACAGACGAGTACCCCGAAATTGGTTTTTATATTCCTCTTGATGATTTGAAAGACCAAAAAGATTTAATAGCCAAAGTACAAATAAGAGTAGATAAAGAAAGGGAAAAACGAGAAAAACAAAAATCAAGAGAACAAAGATACAATAATTTAAAGGTATAAATGCCCGAAACAAGATTAGGAGCAGCATTAGCAACAGATGTAAAAGGAACTATAGTAGATTATTCTGTAACTCCCGAGATAACAGACGGGACAGGAAACCAAAAAGAAAGCACATGGGTAACCGACTCTTGGAATGAAAACTTAGGATATTATAAAAATATCCCAGAGTTAAAAACCGCTATTGATACTAAAGCAACATGGACCATAGGGGCTGGAATAGAGGCAGACGAACAAACAGAATTAATTTTAGGCACTATCAAAGGCAACGGGAAAGACACATTTTCGAGCATACTAAAGAACCAAATTAAAGTAAAGACAATAGACGGAGACTCCTATGCAGAAATCATCAGAGACAAAGAAGGATTTTTATTGAATATAAAGCCCTTAGCTCCCGACAGTATAAGGTCAGTATGGAACGCAAAAGGTATGATAAAAAGATACGAGCAAATAAATAAAGTAGATATGAAAGCAGAGAGAAGATTTAACCCCGAACAAATACTTCACTTAAGCAGAGAAAGATTAGCGGATGAAATTCATGGAGTAAGTGTTGTACCAGCAGTAAAACAAATAATTCTGGCAAGAAATGAAGCTATGGCGGATTGGAAAAGGGTATTACATCGCAATGTAGATCCCCTTTTCGTATTTCACTTAGATACAGATGATGCCTCAGAAATAGCCGCCTTTAAAACAAAGCATGATGCAGCTAGAAAAAATGGAGAAAACCTATATGTACCCAAAGGAGTTGTGGAACCCGAACTGATAGCAACAGCGACCAACGCCAGCTTGAACCCCCTGGCATGGATTAATCAGCTCAATGATTACTTCTTCCAGGCTGTAAATGTCCCCCAAATAATAGTAGGAAACTCAAAAGAATTTACTGATGCCAGCGGAAAAATTGTTTATTTATCTTATGAGCAAGCGGTCAAAGCAGAACAGCTTTATGTAGAAGAGCAAATTCTATCTCAGTTAAATCTTGAAATCAAGCTAACATTCCCTGCAAGCCTGCAAAACGAAGCAATAAGCGACACTCCAAGCGAGATGGACACAGTTGAGGAAGAGCCTATGGAAGAAGCGACCCAGCCAAATGACACAACGGAAGAGTTAGAAGGTAAGAAATGAAAATTGTAATTGTCTCAGTAATATGTATTACTATAATGATGTCGTTAGCATTACTGATGGGGATTAACGGAACCTTATTAACAACAAGCGTCGGAGTTATTGCAGGACTCACAGGATTGGCAACAAAAACGCCAAAGATATTGGAGAAGGTATAAATGGCTAAACCTAAAAAGAAATTAACCCCTTTTGAAAAATTGGCACAAAAGAGAGGAGTAGATTTAGAAGCAGAAAAAGGGAGAGCCACAAGACAGAAAGAAGCAGGAGAGAGGATTGAAGGAACGACTAAAGAAACATTATCAAGACAGGAGCCAACAGATGAAAATATAACATTGTCATCAGAACAAATAAAAAGAATAAAAGAAGGAAAATTAAAAGTAACGGAAAAAACAAAAAGTGAAGTATTGGCTGGAAAAGTTAATATTAAAGACCCTTCACCGAGAGAATTATCAGAAGGAGCTTTTGGAGATGTCTCAAATGCAATAGCAATTTTGCCGATAGGGAGATTTTGGAAAGCATCAAAAGCAGTAACGCAAAGCAGATTAGGACAAGAAATTGTAAGAAAAGGAATAGTAATAGGCAGAACGGGTATAGCTGAAAATTCGGCTACAAATAAACTAATATCATCAGCAGCAAGCAAAACAGTAATAGGGAGAGGCTGGAAAATAGCTGGAGCAATTACTGTTGGTTTAATAATGGTAAAAGAAATATTACAATTAACTTATGGGGGAAAAAACTTTGGAGAATTTATTGGAATGGAAGAAGCAGCACAGACAGTAGGATTTGCGTCGGGTCAGGCATTGAGGTATGATGACTTTGATGCTTATGACACAGCAGCAGCAGCAAGAGACGAAGTTTTAAAAGATGAGGGATTCTGGGAAAATGTAGCCTCGTATCTCCCTTTTTATAATGTTGCGAGAGAACTAGAAAAGTATAGAGTATCAGCTATAGAATCTGGAGAAATTATGGATAAATTGGCAGAAGATAGAAGGATTCAAATAGAAACAGGAGAGTCAGATAGAGAATATTTTGAAAAAAGAGACAGAGAAAAACAAGAACAATTTAAAGCAAATCAAGAAGCAACATTAGAAAATCAAAGAATTAACCGAGAAGAAACAGCAGCAGCAGAAAAAGCACAGGCAGCTTTAATGAGAAAAGGTCAAAAAGAACACTTAAAAGAAAAAGAAGAAACAGAGTTGAGAATAGCAAGAGAAACTGTTAAATTTTGGGAAGAGAAAAGTAAAAGAGATATTAAAAGAGCAGAAGAAGAAAGAATAGCGACTGCGAAGTTTTGGCTGGAATATTATAAACAATTAGATAAAATAAAACAAGATAGGACTCCGAGTAATTTAAACTTCGGTCTTATCTAGGAGGTAAAAAATGTCAAAAGAACCAAGTACAACAGATGAAGAATTGGGAGGCAAAGTTAAAGAAAAAGAAGAACTTAAAAAAAAAACATGGTTAGAAGAAAAAAGAGCAATCATTAAAGAAGCTAACGAAGCAACGGAAAAATTGGAGCAAGCGAATAAAATACAAGAAGAACTACAAGAAAAACAAATAGATATTAATGCAGAAACACAAAAAGGAGGCTTAGCAGATGCAGGACAAGCAGAAATAAAGAAAGAAGAAACACCCCAAGAATATAAAGATAAAGTAATGAGAGGAGACTTAGATGACAACGCAACCTAAAAATCTAGGAGTTAAGATAGGCACAAAAGTAGAGAAGCTATGGGGAGATGTAGCAAAAGAAGCCAAAATTTTAATAGAACAATCAGAAAATAATCTAGTAATACAGAAGGAATTACTATCATTAGCCGAAAGAAGAATTGAGGAAGAAGAGAAAAATAGAAAAGTTTAAATATCCGTAGAGAAATAAACCAAGTATAATGGCATTAGAAACAACTTTAATACATGAATTAGAGCCACCCGTACCAATGACTTGTGCAAATGGAACAGGCATTGAAAAGGGAGCTATACTAATTCTAAGCGACCCAAACACAGTAGCGGTAACTTCAGGAGATACTGATGCAGTTGCAGGCATTGCAGCAGAAGAAAAAATTGCAAGTGATGGTAAAACTAAAATTGCAGTTTATAAAAGAGGTATTTTCAAAGCTGCCATAGGAGCTGGAGGCTGCACGGCTGGAGAAGCCCTAATTACAGACACAGCGACAGGGGCGGCAAATGAATTAGCCTCTGCCGATGTAAATAGCGAAAATATTTTTGGAAGAGCATTAGAAACAGCGTCAGACGGACACACAGCATTAGTTGAATTAAATCCGTTCACAGTTAATTTAGCATAAAATGGCAGACACCTCAGCACAAGCAGATATAAGGGGAATAAATATAGATAA